AGATTCCCTGCTAGTGGAATTGGCGGGCGACGAACCCCACCCTGGGGCCACCCCCGCCGCGCCAGAATGGGACTCCGACGCGCATGTGCATACTAATGAACTCGAACCCTCCCCCCATTTATCGGAAGACCCCCCGTCACCTTCAGGAACGCATACCCCCCAGGGGGATATTTCTGGAGAAAATGGTGATCTTGCCAAATGAACAAGTCCTTCATGGCAACGTTGCCAAGAGCGGTGGAGATAAATAGGGAGATGGTAGCGAGGCGTCGGGAGATGACGTTTGCGGAATGTATGGAGGTTGGTATGACGGCGGCGCAGAAGGAAGTGTTTTTGATAGTGGATGAGTGGTGGAAGAAGTATGGGTTTGGGCCGTCGATCCGGGATATATGTGAGATACGTGGCAAGGGTGGGATGGGGAATACGCACGAGATTATTAAGCGGTTGGTGAAGTTGGGGGTGGTGAAGAAGGTGACGCGCGGGCAGCGGAGTGTGAGGCCGGTGTATATCAACTTTAGGACGCTGGAATGAGTTACGACGAGGAGTTGATGTTGGAGGCGTTCCGGTTGTTGTACCAGGTGTACCGGGAGCAGAAGGCGGGTCGGAAGTATTACAGGCCGGTGTCGATATATCCGACGCTGGCGCGGATGCAGAAGCGGCTGGACAAGCCTGTGCGGCAGGAGAGTCTTTCTATAGTGGCGATGCGAGAGAGGGCGAATAGTCCGTGGACTTGAGTGAGCTGATAGGGAAGTTACCGCCGGTTGAGCAGGAGAAGTTGCTGGAGCAGGTGGGGCAGTACCGGGATGCGGTCGTGCGGGAGCGGGCGCAGGGTAAGTTTATGTCGTTCGTGAAAGAGATGTGGCCGGGGTGTATACATGGCAGGCATCACGCCATCATGGCAAAGAAGTTCGAGGAGATCGCGGAGGGGAAGTTGAAGCGGCTGATAATCAACATGCCGCCGCGACACACCAAAAGTGAGTTTGCAAGTTACCTGCTACCCGCGTGGTATCTGGGGCGGCACCCAGATAAGAAGGTAATCCAGACGTCGAACACGGCTGAACTGGCGGTGGGGTTTGGCCGGAAGGTCAGGAACTTGGTGGACAGCGATCATTATGCAAAAGTGTTCCCGAACGTAGGCTTACGGGCGGACTCCAAGGCGGCGGGCCGCTGGGCGACGAGTCACGGTGGTGACTATTTCGCTATTGGTGTGGGTGGTACGGTGACGGGTAAGGGTGCGGATCTGCTGATTATTGATGACCCGCACTCGGAACAGGAAGCCAGGCTCGCGCAGGGTGATCCGGGTGTGTTTGACAGTGTGTATGAATGGTATACGTCGGGTCCACGGCAGCGTTTACAGCCGGGTGGGGCGATTGTGGTGGTGATGACACGCTGGTCGGACAAGGATCTGACTGGCCGGGTGTTGAAATCAGACGCGACAGAGTGGGAAGTGATCGAGTTTCCAGCGATTTTGCCGTCGGGGAACAGCCTGTGGCCTGAATTCTGGCCGGTGGATGAGCTGTTGGCACTGAAAGAGGAGCTTCCCGCCTATAAATGGAACGCCCAGTACCAGCAAAAGCCCACGGGTGAAGAGGGTGCGCTGGTAAAACGGGACTGGTGGCGGCTGTGGGAGGGGGATCGAGCGCCTGCGTGCGAATTTATCATCCAAAGTTGGGACACGGCGTACACAAAAAACCAGCGGAGTGACTATTCTGCGTGTACGACATGGGGTGTTTTCCACAAAGACGAGGATGAGAACGATGTGAACATCATTTTGCTGGACGCGTGGAAGGGAAAAGTGGAGTTTCCTGACCTGAAACAGAAGGCAAAGGAGATGTACGACGACTGGGAACCTGATGCTTGCATTATTGAAGCGAAAGCGGCGGGGGCACCGCTGATATTTGAGTTACGGCGTATGGGTGTGATGGTTCAGGACTTCACGCCGACCCGTGGCAACGACAAGTTCGTGCGTCTGAACAGCGTTACAGACCTATTTTCTTCCGGTAAAGTGTGGGCGCCCGACAAACGCTGGGCGGAAGACGTGATTGAAGAGTTTGCCAGGTTCCCGAACGCCGAGCACGACGACTTGGTGGACTCGGGCGTACAGGCGTTGATGCGATTTAGGCAGGGCGGCTTCCTGCGGCTGGGTTCTGATGAGGAAGATGAGCCGTTAGACCTGCGCCGCAGACGGAATTACTACTAAGGACTAATCATGGCGACAAATATTGACAAGGCGCTGTACCAACTACCTGCCGGAATCGGTGAGGACGTGATGGAAGCGGAGCCGATAGAGATCGAGATCGAGGATCCAGAGGCAGTGTCCATCGGGATCGGCGATCTGGAGAAAAGGAGGAGGACGAAGACGATTTCGCCGCCAACTTGGCCGAGCAGATGGACGAGAAAGAGCTGCAATCGCTAGCTGGCGACCTGCTCGGTGACTTTCAGGACGATATCGACGCCCGCAAGGACTGGATGAAGACGTATGTCGACGGCCTAGAGCTGCTCGGCATGAAGATCGAGGAAAGATCGGAGCCATGGGAAGGAGCCTGCGGCGTCTACCATCCCCTTCTATCTGAGGCGCTTGTTAAGTTCCAAGCCGAGACGATCATGGAGACCTTTCCGGCTTCGGGTCCAGTTAAAACCAAGATCATCGGCAAGGAAACCCCGCAGAAGAAGGATTCGGCGGAGCGTGTTCGGGACGATATGAACTACCAGCTCACGGAAGTGATGACTGAGTACCGGCCTGAGCACGAGCGCATGTTGTGGGGCTTGGGTCTGGCGGGTAATGCGTTCAAGAAGGTGTACTTCGACCCGTCCCTGGGGCGGCAGGTGTCGATCTTCGTACCGGCAGAAGATGTGGTGGTGCCGTACGGGGCGAGCAATCTGGAATCTTCGCCCCGTGTGACGCATGTCATGCGCAAGACGAAGAACGAACTGCGCCGACTGATGGCTGCTGGCTTCTATCGGGACATTGACCTGCCGGAACCAGAGAATGCGCTGGACGATATCGAGCGCGAGATTGCCGAGAAGATGGGTTTCCGCGCAACGTCGGATGACCGCTACAAATTGCTGGAAATGCAGGTGTATCTGGATCTGCCGGGCTTCGAAGATACGGACGAAGACGGCGAGAAGACAGAGATCGGCCTGCCATACATTATAACTATCGAAAAAACCTCACAAGAGATTTTGGCTATCAGACGTAACTGGCGCCCAGACGACGATACGTATCAGAAGAGGAATCACTTTGTTCACTACCCATATATCCCCGGCTTTGGCTTCTATGCCTTCGGCCTTATTCATCTTATCGGTGCTTTCGCTAAGTCTGGTACTTCTATTATTCGTCAGCTTGTTGATGCTGGGACTCTATCGAATCTGCCGGGAGGTCTCAAAACCAAAGGTATGCGGGTCAAAGGAGATGACACTCCAATTGCTCCCGGCGAGTTCAGAGATGTGGACGTTGCCGCCGGAACGATCCGCGACAATATTCTGCCGCTTCCGTACAAAGAGCCAAGCCAAGTTCTACTAGGCTTGATGAACCAGATCGTTGAGGAAGGACGCCGATTCGCTGCGGCGGCTGACCTCAAGATCGCTGACATGTCGGCCAACTCACCGGTTGGCACCACGTTGGCAATCCTTGAGCGCACGCTGAAAGTCATGTCGGCGGTGCAGGCTCGAATCCACTACGCGATGAAGCAGGAGTTGAAGCTCCTGAAGGACATCATCCGCGACTACACGCCTGACAAGTACGACTACACCCCGGTGGAGGGTACGCCTCGGGCAAAGAAGTCTGACTACGACGACGTGGATGTGATCCCCGTGTCCGATCCAAACTCGGCCACGATGGCGCAGAAGGTTGTGCAGTACCAAGCGGTGATGCAGATGGCCGCGGCCAACCCACAGATTTATGACATGGTGGAGTTGAACCGTCAGATGTTGGATGTACTGGGTATCAAGAACGTCGGCAAGCTGGTGCCGAGCGCAGAGGATCTGAAACCGCGTGACCCAGTGACAGAGAACATGAACGTCCTGAACGGCAAGCCGGTCAAGGCGTTTATCTACCAGGATCACGAAGCGCATATCGCGGTACACCGTGCGGCTATGCAGGATCCGAAGATCGCGATGATTGTGGGTCAGAACCCGAAAGCGCAGATGATCATGGCTGCTGCGATGGCGCACATCAACGAGCATGTGGCCTTCCAGTACCGCATCGAAATCGAAAGACAGTTGGGCGTACCGCTGCCGGAGATGGACAAGCAGTTGCCGGAAGACATGGAAGTCGAGGTCAGCCGCATGATGGCAGCAGCGGCGGCCAAACTGTTGCAGAAGGATCAGGCAGAGATGGCGCAGCAGCAAGCCATGCAAGCGCAGCAGGATCCGTTGGTTCAGATGCAGCAGCAGGAGTTGCAGCTCAAGGCGGCAGAAGTGGACATCAAGCGTCGCAAGCTCGCCATGGACGCGGCTGCCAAGGAAGATCAATTGGAAATCGAGCGGGCGCGACTCGAACCGCAGCCACCCAAGAAGAAGGGCTAACACATGGAAAAGGCGTTTGAAATCATCCTCAAACAGGTGCGTGACAAGCGCGAACAGATAGTAGAAGCGGTGGCTAACAACGCGGCCAAGGACTTCGGTGACTATCAAAAACTTTGCGGCGAGATCCGAGGTCTATCGCTAGCGGAGGGTTTTATCTTGGACCTTGCAAAAAAAATGGAGTTTTCTGATGAGTGAATTACTGATCGCCAGTCAAGATGGCGAGACTTCAACGTTGCCAGAAACAGCGGAGGAGAAAGCAAAGCAACTGCCGGAGCCGACTGGATATCACATCCTAGTAGCGCTTCCGCCTGCCGAGGAGAAATTCGACAGCGGTCTCGTCAAAGCAGACCAAACCATGTACGAGGAAAAGGTACTGGCTACTGTCTTTTTTGTCCTAAAGATGGGTCCGGATTGCTACAAAGATGAGAAGCGGTTTCCGAACGGTCCATGGTGCAAGGAAGGGGATTTCATTCTCGCCCGTCCTAACACTGGCACGCGGCTAAAGATCCACGGTCAAGAGTTCAGAATCCTGAACGACGATTGTGTAGAAGCCGTCGTGCAAGACCCAAGAGGGGTGAGTCGTGCATAAATTTTGCCCGCATTGCAAAGTTGACAAACTAGTATCTGATTTTCATAAAGATCGGAGAGCGGCTACTGGGTATCAAGTTTATTGCAAAACGTGCAAAGCAGAAATGCAACGAAACAGTCCTACGCGCAAAGCTGTAGTTGATAAATACAGAAAGGCAAACAAAGAAATTTGTAATGCTCGATCTGTTGCAACGCAGAAAAAGTACCGAGAAAAGTACAACAAGAAGATGGCAGATTGGGTGGCAAAAAACCATGAACATGTTCTTGCACGTCGCAGAAAAAATTATGCGGCAAACAGTTCTCGGGAGATTGAGCGCGTGCGTCGCAGGCAAGGACGCATAAATGGTCAAGTGCAATTAACGGCAGGACATCACGCAGAGATTGATGGCATGTATATGTTTTGTCAGATATTCAAAGGCCACGAGGTGGATCACAAAATTCCACTTAACGGCAAAAATGTATCTGGTTTGCATGTGCCAAATAATCTTCAAGTCTTGCCAAAACGTGAGAACCGATCCAAAGGAAATCGGTTTGAATGTTAACAAAGGAGAAACAAATGGCAGAACAAGATCGTGAGGAGTTCAAGTTCCCAGATGAGCAAGAGGACACAAAAGCCGAGGCTCAGTCGGAGGAGTTTGAGTTTGAGATAGAGGACGATACCCCGCCGGAGGACAGAGGCCGCGAGCCTATGCCAAAGGAGATTGTCCAAGAGTTAGACAGCGACGAGCTGGAAGAGTATTCCGACAACGTCAAGCTGCGCCTGAAGCAGATGAAGAAGGTGTGGCACGACGAGCGCCGGGAGAAAGAGGCTGCTCTGCGTGAACAGCAGCAGGCTATCGCCTACGCCCAGAAGCTCATCGAGGAAAACAACGCGCTGAAAGGCCGGTTGAACCAGGGCGAACAAGTCTTTGTTGAGACCGTCAAGAACGCAGCAGAGCTGGAGATGGAAGCGGCCAAGAAGGCTTACAAAGAAGCCTACGACATTGGCGATGCTGATCAGTTGCTTGAGGCGCAGCAGCGTTTGAACCAGGCGCAGTTCAAGTTACAGCGGGCAAATGAATTTGTTCCGACTAGACATGAGCCGCAAACTGTTGTACAACCCGCATCAAATCCAGTCCCCCGTCCTGACCAAAGGGCCGTTGAGTGGCAAGAGCGCAACGAATGGTTTGGTAAGGACGAGGAGATGACCAGCTTGGCTCTGGGCTTGCATCAGAAGTTGGTCGGTCAGTATGGGACGTCATATCCGTCCACTGACGAGTACTGGAAGAAGGTTGACGACACCATGCGTCGTCGATTCCCAGAGTATTTTGTAGATCGGGACGAAGCCCCCGCGCAGGAAACAAAACCCCAGCGCGAGAAACCCGCCCCTGTAGTGGCTCCTGCAACGCGCAGCACTGGCTCAAAAAAAGTCAAGGTGGCGCAGTCGGCAGTCAACA